ATCGTGGTTTTCAGATAAAGAACGCAATAGATTGGAAAAGATTTACGGAAGGCGGAATATAATATGATTTTTTGCATTGGTAATGGCGAAAGTCGTAAAGACTTTGATTTAGAAACATTAAGACCACATGGTAAGATATATGGTGCTAACGGACTGTATAGAGATTTTACACCTGATGTATTACTCGCAATGGATTATAATATATGCCATGAAATATATCGTAGTGGTTATGCATTTGATAACATCACATATCTAAGACAATGGTCAAAGAACCCAGCAAATGTATATGAAAAGTTGTTTGTAAAAGAAACAGTTGATAAGTTTATAGGTAAAGATATTGCAGAACCTAAATTAACTCATTTAGATGAACACGAATGGGAAGGCGAAAAGAAGAAGTTTTTTGTTTGTTGGGCAAACAATAGAGACTTAATGGCAAAATTAAGAGAAGAAAGAATTAAGAACGGTTGGAATGAAGATGATTTAAAACTATATCTATCTAAAGACCAAGAAGGTTATCTAATTACATGGACAAAGAAAAAAGATAAAGTACAAGGTCTTGGTAAGTATTATTATGAAAAGACTAATGCAGGTACTTTGATTGCTTTGATGGCGTCTGACAAAGATAGTAAGATATATCTAATAGGTTATGATTACTATAGTGAGACTGAAAAAGTTAATAACATATACAAAGGTACAAAAGGTTATGTAGGCAAGAGTGCAAGTGCAATCAAACCTAAGAACTGGTTAGAACATACTGAAAAATTATGTAAGAAATATCCTCAACATGAATATGTACATGTAGGTAAACCTATTGATAAATTCAAAGACATACCAAACATGACTAATATCTCATATGCAGAATTAAATGAGCGAATTAAAAATAACAAAGTTTAACGAATCCTATATTAAGTGTACAAGTGATGATTTAGGACTGTTACAGTCTTTATCTGACTTTTTTACATTTCAAGTACCAGGTGCCAGTTTCATGCCGTCTGTAAGAGCAAGACGTTGGGACGGAAAAATAAGAATGTTTAGTAAAGCAACTGGTAAAATTTACTATGGGTTACTACCGTATATAAACGAATTTTGTCGCCGGAACGCACATACAATCACACACGAAGCACCAGAAACCATTGGTGTGAACCATCCTACCAATCTTTTTTCCAAGTATATTGATGGTTTATCTATACCTAACATCAAACCAAGAGAATATCAAATAGGAGCGGTGCAACATGCAATCAATAATAAGCGTGCTGTATTAGTATCGCCAACTGCTAGTGGTAAGTCTCTAATCATCTATTGTATTATACGAATGATAAGAGAAAGTGATGGAAAGATATTATTAGTAGTACCAACTACATCACTAGTAGAACAAATGTATAAAGACTTTATAGATTATGGATTTGACGCTGAGAAACATGTACAAAGAAAGTATTATGGTTATGAGATAGATGAAGATAAGAAGATAGTTGTATCTACATGGCAATCTCTGGCAACATTTGATAAGAAATACTTTGAACAGTTTGATTGTGTGATAGGAGATGAAGCACACTTATATAAATCAAAAGAATTACAAAAGATTATGGCAGCTTGCATTAATGCCAAGTTTAGAATAGGTACAACTGGTACGCTAGATGATAGTAAAGTACACAAGTTAGTATTAGAAGGTCTCTTTGGACCTGTTCACTATGTTACAACTACAAAAGAGTTAATAGATAAGAAACAATTAGCAGATTTAAAAATAGAATGTATTGTCTTAAAATATCCAAAAGAAGAATGTATGCAAATAAAAAATGCTAAGTTCCAAGACGAGATTGACTATATAGTAACACACGAAAGAAGAAATAAGTTTTTAACTAATCTGGCAATCGACCAAAAAGGTAATACTCTAGTTCTATTTCAGTATGTAGAAAAACATGGAAAACCTTTACATGACCAAATAAAGGCAAAAGCAAAAGACCGTAAAGTATTTTTTGTTTACGGCGGAACAGAAACAAATGATAGAGAAAGAATTAGAGCAATCACAGAAAAGTTGGACAACACGATTATTGTCGCTTCTTACGGGACGTATAGCACTGGTATCAATATTCGTAACTTACACAACATTATTTTTAGTAGCCCTACTAAATCACCTATAAGAGTTTTACAATCTATAGGTCGTGGTTTAAGATTAGGTGGTAATAAAGATACTGCTAAAGTGTACGATATATCTGACGATTTTACTTACAAAGAGAAGAAGAACTTTACAATCCAGCACTTTTTGGAAAGGATAAATATTTACAATGAACAACAGTTTGATTATGATATACACACGGTGGACTTGATATGAGAACTCCAAAGAAAGGAAGTAAAGTGACTACTGACCCTAAAGAGACTATTAAGAAGATACCAACACCTAGAATGGTAAAGTTAAATTCAGGTGAGCAACTTGTTGCCATAGTAATGGTACAAGACAAATCAGATTTCATAAGATTAGAAGAACCTTACATTATACAATTACACCCATATGACTTATTGGGAGACTATATGATGGAAGAAAAGATGACAATTAAACCTTGGTTATTCAAGGCAAAAGATAAAGTGATATCTATACATAAAAGTAATATTTTATGTTTTGCAGTTCCTACAGATGATATTGCTGAGTATTATATGAATATTCGTACTGGAAAATTAAGACAATCTGCTGAAGAAGTAAAAAAACACAGAGCCACTGCTTTTGGTAAATTGTTAGACCAATTAGGTGATGTTGAATATGACGAGACACAAGACTACTTAATGGGTAAGAAGACAGTACACTAAGGTAACTCTAAGGTAATCTATCTCTGAAGGAGGCACATGCCTATTATATACCATTTTGTCCAAATTGTCAAGCGCTCAAACCAAAAAAAATGAAAATAATTTATTACCACAAAATCTAGTATAACAGCTTGACTTTTTTACTAGATTGTGATATAATATGGTAATATTTTAAAAAGGAATATAATATGAAAACTACACAACCAATCAAGGTTCCTAAAAAGAAAGAGCATTATGTCTCTAATAAAGAATTTTTAGTTGCCATGAAAGAGTACAAGGCAAAGTGTATAGAGGCAGAAAAGAAAAAGAAACCTAGACCACCAATAACTGATTACATTGGTGAATGTTTTTTAAAGATTGCTAATCACCTATCATATAGACCAAACTTTATTAATTACACATATAAAGAAGATATGATATCTGATGGTATAGAAAACTGTTTACAGTATGTTTCTAACTTTGATCCAACAAAATCAAATAATCCATTTGCTTACTTTACACAAATAATATACTACGCATTTATAAGAAGAATACAAAAAGAAAAGAAACAAACAATCATCAAACAGAAACTAATAATGAAGTCTGGTTTAGATGAGTTAGTTTCACAAGAAACAGATAACCAGGAATATCAAAACGCATACGCTGACTTTTTAAGAAAGAATATGGTAGAGATTGCTCCAGATAAACCCAAAGAAAAGAAACCAAGGAAGAAAAAAGTATCTAAGTTAGAATACTTTATGCAATGAGATTATTGATTATACTATCAATATTGTTTTTAACTGCTTGTTCAAGTAACAAAGAGATTAAGAACCACAGACTAATAGTATCTATCGCTAAACAAGTTGTAGCACCAGGTATTGGATTTAAATAAATGAAAATAGCGCTAGTAAACGATACACACTTTGGTTGTCGTAATGATAACCCTAATTACCATGAATACATGTATAAGTTTTGGCAAGAACAATTCTTTCCATACTTAGAACAAAACGATATTAAAACAATTATTCATTTAGGTGATATATTAGATAGACGTAAGTATGTAAATTTTAAAACACTTACAGATTTTAATAATAAGATAGTAAGTCAATTTAAGAAATATGATACACACTTTATAGTAGGTAACCATGACACTTATTATAAGAACACAAATGAAGTAAACGCACCTAAAGAATTATTAAGTGAGTTTAAAGTTTATTCAGACCCACAAAAGATTACAATTGCAGGACATGATATATTAATTATACCATGGGTAACTCCTGAAAATTATGATAGAACTAAAATGATGTTAGAACAAGAAACAGCAGACATTGTTATGGGTCATTTAGAGATTAAAGGTTTTGAAATGCATACTGGACATCATTCAGATGTAGGTGTAGAAAAAGAAATGTTTAAAAGATTTGAAACAGTATTATCTGGTCACTTTCATAAAAAGTCAGATGATGGTCATATATTCTACCTTGGTTGTCAATATGAAATGACTTGGTCAGATTACAAATGTCCTAAACACTTTCACATTTACGATACAGAAACAAGAGAACTTAAAGCAATACGAAACCCTTTAACAATACATCATAAAATATATTACAATGATGAAACAACAGATTATAAGAACTTTGATTTTAACGAATGTAATAACAAATACATTAAACTTATAGTAGAAAAGAAATCAGACTACTTTATGTTTGATAAGTTTGTTGATGATATTTACCAAAAGTCTAATGTATATGATTTAAAGATTATAGAAGATTACTCAGACTTAGACGCTTCAACAGTAAATGATGATATAGTTGAAAAGACGGAAGATACACCAACCTTACTTGACACCTATATAGAACAAACAGATACGAATTTAAATAAAGATAGATTAAAAACATTAATGAAAAGTTTATATACAGAGGCATTTGATTATGAATAATTATGACCACAAATATTTAAATATAACTTATCCTTTTGGTCCTTACATTTATCATTGTGAACTGGATCCAAAGTTTATACAAGAACTAATTGAACAAGGTGATAAAACAACAGATAGTTACCAACAAGAAGATGGCACAATTACAAATCAAATACTTGAAGGTGCTCTTGCAGGTCAATTAGATACAGGAAACGAAAGACAATTTAATCCTAATCAACAAAGATGGTTTAATAAAAATCTTAAAGAAGTCTTTTATCATTATGTACAAAGTAGATTTAACTTTCATAGAATAGAATATAAACCAGATTATGTATTAGAAAATGTATGGATTAATTATCAACACGCCAATGAATATCAACCTGACCATATACACTCAGGTGATTTTAGTTGGGTTATATATTGTAAAATACCAGAGGGTTTAGAAGAAGAAAGAAAAAATCATACGAAGAAAGGTCCTGCACCAGGTAGTATTGTATTTGGATATGGCGAAGCAGCAAGTAATCCAGAAACAAGTTATCCTTGGAATACTACCACGCATAGTGTTATACCAAAAGAAGGACACATGATTATATTCCCGGCACAAATGAGACACTTTGTACCACCATTTAAAAGTGAAGGTACAAGAATATCAGTAAGTGGTAACGGAGTATTGTATATGCCAGACCAAAAATTATATCACATGGGAGAAAAGCGTTACGAACTATGATAGTATTTGAAAAGATTAAATGGAAGAACTTTCTTTCAACAGGACAACAAGGCATAGAAATAGATTTAAACAAAGACGCAACAACACTTATCATAGGTCACAATGGTGCAGGTAAGTCAACGATACTTGACGCATTGTGTTTTGCCTTGTTTAATAAACCTTTTAGAGATATAAAGAAAGAACAATTAATTAACAGTATCAACTTAGGTGGTACTGAGATAGAAGTAAACTTTACCATTGCACAAAACAAGTATAGAGTAGTACGAGGTATTAAACCTAATATATTCCAGATATACTTAAATGGTGAAATGATAAACCAAGAAGCAACTATAGCTGACCAACAAAAACATTTAGAGAACAATATACTTAAATTTAACTATAGAAGTTTTACTCAGGTAGTAATCTTAGGTAGTAGTACATTTGTTCCTTTTATGGAATTGAAGTCACCACATAGACGAGAGGTAGTAGAAGACATTTTAGATATTAAGATATTTTCAGTAATGAATATGTTAGTTAAAATGCAAATCAAAGAAGTTACTGAACAGATAAGAGATATTGATAGAGATATACAAATAACAAAGAGTAAGGTAGAAACTCAACAACAATATTTACAAGATACAGGTAAACAGAATACAAAAGTTATAGATGATTATAATTCTAAGATAGAAGATAATAAACAAGCAATAGACAAGTATTCAACACATGT